AGGACTTGCAAAGTTTGGAGCAATTGATATCGACTCAGATGAATATGACAACTTTGATTTAAGAAAGTATTTAGAAATTATTGATAAGAAAAATATTCCAGTAGTACCTGTCAAATCTAAAAGTGGTGGATTACATATTTATGTATTTTTTAAAGAACCAGTCAAAGCAAGTTTTGTAAGAAATTTTTTAGATAAGTTATTATTCACATTTGATTTAAAAGCATCAACAGAAATATTTCCAAAACAAACACAGTTAGGTATAGGCTCAGATCAAAAACCAATCAACGGTAACTTTATTAATCTACCTTATTACAATCGTAATGAAAGAGTAGGTGTAAATCTAGATGGTAGTGAGTTTACCTTTGAGCAATTTATAAAAGTCGTCGAGGCTAACACAAAGACAAAAGAAGATCTACAAGAGTTTGCTGATGAATTAATAAGACTCGAACTTACAGGTGGTGCAGATGAATTTATAGATGGTCCTGTATGTTTACAAAGATTATCAAAATCTAAACTAGATGATTACAGAGACAGATTTATTTATAACTACATGGTGTTTGCTAAAAAGAAATACCCTGACAACTGGGAAGAAAAACTTTTAGAAGGTGCTAGAAATTATATTGTCTACGATAACATATGGGGGGATGAAAAAGTAAAACAAAAAATCAAAGCCTATAAAAAAGATACTGCAGGCCATACTTGTTCAGAAGAACCTATCAATAGTATGTGTGTTAAATCAGAATGTCTTAAAAGAAAGTTTGGTGTAGCCTCTGATAAAGTTAAAAAGTTTCCAACACTATCTGCATTAATTAAAATAGATTACTCACCGGATCCAGAATTTAGATTTACTGTACACTATAATGACAAAGTAGAAGGTGAAACTACGCAACAAATAATTGCGAGAGATATTAATTACATCATGGACCAAGAAAAACTTAGACGTTTAATTGGAGCACATACACCTATTCCACCACCACGAATCAAGGGTGACGATATGCAAACTGTATTAGATACTTTGTGGCAAGGAATGAAGACAGAAAAAGCTCCACCGGGTACATCACCAAAAGAAGTATTACATAAACATTTAGAAGATTATATTCATGGTGTTCCTGCAGTAAGTGATGCTGCATTTAGAAGTGGTAGTACATTGATTGATACTGATGGATTTGCTTATTTTGTATTTGATCCTTTTTATAATTTTTTAAAAAATAAAGAATGGAAAGCTAAGATAGACAGGACAGGACAAATGCTAATGGATTTTTTTGATGCCGAACTCAGACATCCTAAACGATATCCTAAAAAAGCAACTGAAAAGAAATCTAATAACCCTGTAAGATGTATAAAAGTTTCTATGAAATATTTTAACAAAGAAGAAAATGAAATAGAAATTTTACCAATGAAGAGTAAAAAAGATATTCTTTAATGACAAAGGTTACAAAGATATATGGTCCTCCAGGTACAGGGAAAACAGAAAAATTAATTAGAAGAGCTATGGCCTACATAAGAGTAGGTACACCAGTAAGTAAAATAGGTTATTTTGCATTTACTCGTAAGGCAGCTAATGAAGCAAGAGATAGGATGTTGAAGAAAAATCCTGAGTATAAAAAAAAACAACTTAGATACTTTCAAACATTACACTCTTTAGCTTTTCATAGTCTAGGACTTAGAGAAGAAAATGTTATGCAGGACTACCATTACAATGATCTTGGAAAAGAATTAAGTATAAGAGTCAACGCTAAAAAAGATGCTGACGCTTCACCTTACCTAACTTGTGATAATGAATACTTTCAAATTATTTTAAAAGCAAAAGAAAAAGATATTCCAGTTTGGGATGAGTATTGCACAGGAGAACATTCAACAAATGTAAAACCAGATTTATTAAAACACATTGAAGCAAACTACAACCATTACAAACATCCAGACATAAATAACTTAGTAGACTTTACTGATATGATTCATGACATTGTACAACAACCCAATAAGATTCCAAACTTTGATGTAGTTTTTATTGATGAAGCCCAGGATTTATCACCCATACAATGGAAATTGTATGACATACTAAAATCTAAATCAAAAAATATTTATTTAGCGGGTGATGATGACCAAGCAATTTATGGCTGGGCTGGTGCAGATGTAGATAGGTTCATTCAAGAACCTGCTGCAGAAAAAGTATTATCAAGATCTCGAAGGATTCCAAAAGCAGTACAAGATGTATCTGAAATTATTACTGCACGAATCGCAGGACTTAGAGCAACTAAAAATTATTTACCAAGAGATGAAGAAGGATTGTGTAGTAAAATCAATAGTTTAGAGAATGTAGATCTTCACCAAGACAACTGGTTAATCTTAACTAGAACTTTGTCTAGAGCTAAAGAAGTATGTGATCTTTTAAAAGTAAAAGGTTTGTATTATGAAAACAGACATCAAAAAAGTTACAATACAAAACTTTACAAAGCAATTATTAATCATAGCAAATGGTTAAATGGTGAAGAGGTATCTGATACAGCATTGGAAGATATAAAAGAATACCTGGGTAATAGAGAACTTAAAAAAGATTTAAAATGGTTTGAGTGTTTTGATAATGCACCAGCTGATGATAAAATTTATATAAGATTAATGTTGTCAAATAAAGAAAGATTAAGTGATGAAGCACGAATCAAAGTATCTACCATTCACGCTGCAAAAGGAGGTGAATGTAAGAACGTAATTTTAGTATTAGACAATGCTAAAAAGATAAGAGAAGCTATTACTAAAAGTGTAATAAAGCGTGACGAAGAGCACAGAGTATGGTATGTAGGTTGCACGAGAGCAAAAAGAAACTTATATTTAATGAGAGCAAAAATAGAACGAAAGGGATATCCACTATGACAGCAGAAGATATATTTAAAGAATCATTTCCACAATACACCCAGGTAGGCGGGAATCACTACACTAAGTTTCCAATTCAACCCTACGAATTTATTTCTAAAAATGATTTATCATTTTTTCAGGGCAACGTTATTAAGTACGTTTGCAGATACCAAAGAAAAGGCGGCATTGAGGATCTTAAAAAGATCGTACACTATTGTCAGCTAGAGATGTTAAAAATTAACGACATGAAAAAGAAAAAATGATTAACAAAATTAAAGATTTATTAATTGTAAAAGATAATTTTTTTAAAGAAGATGTTTACAACGAAATATTAAAAGATATTTCTAAATTAAAATTTAATAACAGATCTACAACAATTGATAAAGATGCAGATAATGTGTATCAAAAAGTATATTTTAATGTACCTTTAAATGTTGATCATTTTGCTGTGCAAGAAGTAAGTAGACTTTTAAATAATTATGGATTTACTTTAAATAGTTTTGAACATAATTATTTTTTAAGCACTAAACACGAAAAGGCTACTCCACATGATGATAATTGTTATTTAAATTGTTTAGTGTATCTTAAGGGTAATGAAATAATAAATAGTGGTACAGGATTTTATGACAAGAAAGAAGAAGAATATGTATTAAACAGACATATAGGTTTTAAGGAAAATAGAGCGTTAATATTTGATTCTAAAATATTTCATGCATCGCTTCAATTTAATAAAGATGCTGGTTCTAGATATGTTATGGCAAATTTTTTTAAATATAGGGATAAAAAATAATGCCAAAAAAATCAACAGTACGCAAAACAATTAAGTTTGCTAAAAATAAATTTAATTTAGAAATTTATCTTGGATTAGAGAAAGAACTTGCATGGGAAATATTTCCTCATGACTACAACGCAGCTCTATATGCATTTAGTAACAAAGATAGAATGACTAAAATAATAGAAAACAAATATGTATACGAGGTGAAAAAATGAAGGTACCTTTATTCGAAGCACAAACTGAATGGAATGAACCAGAGGAATATCCGGATCTAAGAAAATACGACGAGATCGCAATTGACTTAGAAACAAGAGATCCAGACTTAAAATCTAAAGGTAGCGGTGCCATCATTGGTAATGGTGAAGTTGTAGGTATTGCTGTTGCTGTACCAGGAAGAAAATTTTATTTCCCAATTGCTCACGGATCAGGGCCAAACATGGATCGTAAAAAAACCTTAAATTGGTTTCAAGATATATTAGATAGTGACGCTATAAAAATATTTCACAACGCTATGTATGATGTTTGTTGGATTAGGTCTATGGGTTTTAAGATTAATGGACAGATAGTAGACACTATGATTGCAGCATCATTGATTGATGAAAATAGATTTAGATTTGATTTAAATAGTTTGTCTTGGGATTATTTAGGTCATGGTAAAAATGAGTCTGCATTAAATGAAGAAGCAAAGTCTAGGGGACTAGATCCTAAAGCAGACATGTGGCAACTGCCAGCAATGTATGTTGGATCTTACGCAGAGAAAGATGCAGAACTTACTTTAGAACTTTGGCAGATATTTAAAAAAGAATTACTACATCAAGATGTTGAGTCTATTTTTGAACTCGAGACAGATCTGTTTCCTTGTCTGGTAGACATGAGATTTCTTGGGGTGAGAGTGGACGTTGAAAGAGCTCATAAATTGAAGCAACAATTAACATTGCAAGAAGAAACATTACTCCACCAAATAAAAAAAGAAACAGGAGTAGATGTTCAACTAATGGCTGCAAGAAGTGTTGCCAAAGTTTTTGATAAACTTGGTTTAACTTATGAAAGAACTGCGAAATCACAGGCACCTTCTTTTACTAAAAATTTTATTTCGAATCATGAACATCCTGTAGTTAGAATGATTGCTAAGGCTAGAGAAGTTAATAAGGCTCATACTACATTTATAGATACCATAATTAAACATGAACACAAAGGTCGTATTCATGCTGACATAAATCAAATAAGGTCAGATCAAGGCGGAACTGTGACAGGCAGATTTAGTTATTCTAACCCTAATTTACAGCAACTTCCTGCTAGAAATAAGGATCTTGGACCTATGATTAGGTCTATATTTATACCCGAGAAGGGCCATAGATGGGGTAGTTTTGACTATTCTCAGCAAGAGCCTAGGCTGGTAGTGCATTATGCAGCTTTACACAAATTTCCGTCTGTAAATGATGTAATAGATAATTATGAAAATGACACCTCAACGGACTTTCACCAGGTCGTAGCAGACATGGCAAAGATTCCAAGATCACAGGCCAAGGTAATTAACCTTGGATTATTTTACGGTATGGGTAAAGCAAAACTCCAAGCCGAACTAGGTGTATCAAAAGATAAAGCAGTAGAATTGTTCGATCAATACCACGCTAAAGTTCCCTTCGTTAAGCAGTTAATGAATAGTGCTTCCAATCGTGCCCAAGAGCGTGGTCAAATTCGAACTCTCTTGGGACGATTGTGTAGATTTCATTTGTGGGAGCCTAATCAATTCGGTATGCATAAAGCATTGCCTCATGAAGATGCATTACAGGAACATGGACCAGGGATTAGAAGAGCATACACTTACAAAGCTCTTAATAAACTTATTCAAGGAAGTGCGGCGGACATGACAAAAAAAGCTATGTTAGATTTATATAAAAATGGTATAATAGCCCACGTACAAATTCATGATGAACTTTGTATTTCTGTAAAAGATCAAGAACAAGCAAATAAGATTGTTAAGATCATGCAGGATGCAGTTACTTTAGAAGTCCCCAATAAAGTAGACTGTGAATTAGCAAATAATTGGGGAGATATTAATGGTTGATTATGGCTTATTTAAATGCGAACATACCGCCAATTTACGCACAAATTAGAAGGGAGTATTTGTATGACTGTAAAAAACATCACGGAGAAGTTGAAGACTGTATTATCTTTGGTATTACCTCTATGGGAGGTCGTGCTATCTTATGGCATGCGCTTATGGAAAATGGTGCAATCTTTTATCGTCTCCCAATTACGGCTTTTATTCAACGTGGTTATGAACCCAAGTCTGTTCCATCCAAGAGACTTGATGAACTGGAACTTTGGAATTCTTTTAGTTATTATCCTACTGTTACTAGTTGGTCTATTTTAACAGCCGCATCCGGAAAATATATAGGTAAAGATAAAAAATGGCACCATGGCCACTATTTATTTACTGTTGACTGGGGACATCCAGATAGTAATATACTTGACACCGATCATTCGGAAATTCCGCACGAACATAAGTGCGCTCACATAATTGCATTAGATGATGGTAATTATGCAGCACAACCTAACAATCGATGTATATGGGACTTACCTTCTTTCACTGTGAAAGATAACATTCCAGATTGGAAAGTGCAAACGAATGAATGGAACGTAGAAGATACTGGTAAATGGAAAACTGAAGATACCGATAATTTCTTTTACGAAATTGAGGAGAAAAAAAATGATTAATGTAGTTAATGGAATATGCATGGATTGTGGACACAGACATAGAGGAGTTGCAGAATGTAGTTTTTGTGAATGTGTTTGGGAAACAGTGCAAGAAAAAATAAGTATGATTAAAAAAATAAAAAATTTTTTAAGAAGATTAATTTTTTGGACAAGATAATTATGGAGTATCAAAGGATGAACTATTATTTTACAGGTTTACTTATAGTAATGCTGGTAGTTTTAGCTCTTTGTGGAGGTCCAGGTGTCCAATAAACCACTCAACATCGGAGAAGAGGCACGCGTGCAGATGCCGATGAAAACGGTTGCTAGCCTCATCGTGCTCGTAGCAATGGGCGTCTTCGCTTATACGGAGCTGACGGCAAGGTTGGTATCGTTAGAGACATCAAGAGAATTATTTGAAAATGATTTGCTTAAAAAAAGTGAACAGGTCCCTACGGATCAGGAACAACATTTTTTAATCGAGGATCTTTATAAGTCCGTTGAGAAAATGGAAGAGACTCAAGAGATGAACATGACAAACAAAGTTAATATAGAATTTTTAAGAGAACAGCTAGACAAAGCATTAGCTGATATTGAAGATTTAAAAGATAAAGTAAGAGCAAACGGAAGCGGAGCACATTAATGTCAGAGTTGGTAATAGCATTGCTAATGATAATTAACGGAGAGATTAAGGAGGCACGTATCCAGACGTCAATGTCTGAATGTCTTAAAGGGGCACGTGTAGCAAAACGTCAGTTAAAACCAAATGGCAAAGTCAAGTACCAGTGCATAAAGTCGATGGCTGAACTTGAGTTGAACATCGATGGTAGTAAAAGTATTAAAAAATTAATATTAGAATAATGAATTTAAGTCGTAATTTTACACTTCAAGAATTAATTAAATCTGACACTGCTGTTAGACTAGATATCAACAACAATCCTAACTCTGGTCAAATAGAAAAATTAAAAGAACTTTGTGAAAATATTTTACAACCCGTAAGGGATCACTTCGGTAGAGTAAAAGTAACGAGTGGGTTCCGTAGCGAGCAGCTGTGCCTAAAGATAGGTAGCTCGATTAACAGCCAACATGCAAAAGCTGAGGCCGCAGACTTCGAATGTATGGGAACAGACAACGCTGAACTAGCTGATTGGATTTACATGAACTTAAATTTTGATCAATTGATCCTCGAGTTCTACACGCCAGGCGAACCCAATTCGGGCTGGATCCACTGTAGTTACACATCAGATCAACCTAGAAAACAATTTCTACACGCATTTAAATCAGAAGGTAAAACAAAATATAAACCTGTAATAGGAAAGGCTAAAGACCTTGTCTAATAAATTTAAAACATTTAATAATATAGATACTGTTCATGGTATTTGTGAAGAGTGCCAGGAAGATACTATATTAGTTGCTATTGTTACTGATTATTATAGATGCACTAATTGTGGAAGTGACACTAGACAACACATTAATGGTAGTATAAGATACATGAAGTTAAGTGAAAGAGACAAAGAATATATAAAAGCTAATGGCTAAACAAAAATTTACGCATTACATTCCTAGGGATCAACCTAAGAAAAGAGGGC